GTGGTCGGGTGGGGCTTTCTCATGCCCGCAGACGGCCGCTGAGCCCCGCGTGTAGTTGGGACAGCGGCAAGCGACAGCGAACAAGCCCCTGACCTGCTGTTTGTGTAGAAGTGTATTTGGTGTACCCAAATCACATATCTCTAAGGAACTCCCTAGGGCATACCGGGATTGCATGCACCACCTGCACTAGTACATGGGTAACCGACTCGCTAGCCCCAGTCGTAAGCAACGACGACGAAAGGGCCGCGAATGGCTATCAAGACGACTGAGGGCAAGGGCCCCCGCTTTTACTTCAACACCGACAACCCCGATGTGAAGCTGCCCGGCGTAACCAGCATCGTCGGCATGCTCCCTAAGCCGTTCCTGACTTTCTGGGCCGCGAAGATGGCTGCGGAACTCGCTGTTGACTCGATCGATTTCGTACAGCAGATGCTCGACCGGGGAGGGCGCGCGTCCGCTGTCCAGTACGTCAGCGGAGCATCCCGCCGGTACACCAAGGAACGGGCCGACATCGGCTCTGAGGCGCACGACATGTTCGAGCGCATGATCAGGGGCGAGCGGGTGGGCTACGTGTCCCGCGACATGGACCCGTACAAGCGTCACTTTGCGGAGTTCCTGGACGCTGTTCAGCCTGAGCTGGTCCGCGCCGAGGATGTTGCCTGGTCTGACACCCATCAGTACGCCGGATCCTTTGACGGCATCCTGCGTCTGCGTCTCGACGAGAACGGCAAGCCTGCGCCGGACGGGGAACCGGCCCTGGTCATCGCTGACTGGAAGACGGGCAAGAACACATACCCGGACGTGGCCCTACAGATGAGCGCCTACGCGCACGCTGACAAGGTGATTAGCCCTGATGGCGTCGCCGAGCCCATGCCCGACTTTGACGGCGCTGTGGTGCTGCACATCACCCCGGATGTCTGCGCGTTCAAGCCTGTGCGCATAGATGAGGCGGACGTGTTCGCCCAGTTCCTTCACCTGCGGGAAACGTTCGAGTGGGATCGGCGCGTGAGCAAGACGGTTCTTGGGGATCCGATTTGGTCCGCTGGGGATGACCTGGTGACGGGTACTCAGCGGCGAGCGGCGCGGTAACCGACTCGCTAGGTGGCAGTGAGGGGGGCGGCGGGTGGCTGGACCGGCCAAAGGGCCGAGAGATCCCCGCCCCTCGCTTCCCTCCATTTCAGACCTAATTACAGACTCCGGGAGTATCCGTATGGCCCTTCGCATCTTTGACACCGACCCCGACGCTAAGCCGGTTCAGCGGGTACAGACCACGACGTATGAGCGTGCCGCTTTCCAGTTCCGTACCGGCATGCAGGTGCCCGACGAGCGCAACCCGAAGCGCATGAAGGGGATCAGCCTCCCGAATTGGCGAGTTGTCGCCGAGGATGAGCAGATCACGGACGGGATTGCCGAGCTGTTCGGCGGTAAGTCTGAGGAATTCGACCCTGCTAAGGCTATGCCGTGGCACGTCCTGACCGAGACGAACAGCATTGAGGTTGTCATCGACGGCAGCAAGGCCGTTGAAGATAAGTTGGTGCAGTGGGGTGGGCCTGGTGGCCCCTCGCATGAGTGTGACGGCGAGTTCTCGCTACTGCCGGAGGATAAGGGCGCACCGTGTGGTTGCCCGAAGACCCTCAAGGAGCGTAAGGCCCGCGCGTCCAACAACCGTGGCCCTAAGCCGAGCATCAACATTGAGTTCAAGCTCGCTGGTGTCGGTGAGGATCTCGGTAAGGGCAAGCTGATCGCTACCGCGTGGTCCCTCGCTGAGGTGATCCACGAAATCAAGAATGCCCTTAACGCTGTCGACGGCCCGGCACTGTGCCGACTTGAGATCGAGCACGTCTCGTACATCAGCAAGATTCACGGCCCGGTGGATTACTACTGGCCGAACGTTGTGGTGCTCGGTTCGTACAACGATGCGATCGCCGAGGAGCGTTAACCCCCATGCCGCTGAATGGTGTTCAGGCGGCGAACGTGCGCAAGGTGCTGGCTAGCGGCTCTGATGAGTTTGTTAGCCAGCCCCTTTGGGCCTTCCGCCCCTCCTATCGCCCGCACGTCCTATACGAGCGTTCCCGGCGTCATCTACTTCAGAACGACCCTGAGCCGTCGGGTGATCCGGAGTTTTCCTAGTGGCGTACATCTTCCGTCCCGAATGCGATCCAAGGAGAGAGAATATGGCGGAGTTCAAGACGGGCGACAAGGTTAAGTACAGCGGCATGGTCATGCCCGCTGAGATCCTGTCCGGTCCGCACAAGACGCCGGGGCAACCCCGGTATCTGATCCGTAAGGCCGATGGCAACGTGACGCTTGCGTACGTGACGCAGCTTGAGCGCATCGTCCCGCGTCTGGACCGGATCGCCGGAACCCTAGCTGTCACCCTGTACGGCCGGTCGTACGTCTCGCTGAACACGCGTGATCAGGTGCGCATTGCCGCTGTGGCCGCAAACGTGCTGCGTATCGCTGACGAGACCGAGGGGGAGTAGTGGCTAAGCGCGGTGTTGTGACCGACTACGCCGGTGAAGAGATCTACGCCGGGGACCTGGTGGCCTACGCGGCACGTCAGGGCAACCGGGTGCGCATGACTGATGCCATCGTGCGGGAGGCTACAGCGAAGCTAGTGGACGGCCGTCTGCGCCCCATGCTGCTTGTGGAACCGACCGGCGTGGAGTCCGGGTTCGTCAAGCGGTCGACCATGCGCGCTGAGTGGGTGTCGACCGAACACGTACGGCTAGTGGAGCCTGCCACCATCTGACCAACCAAGTAAGGCCCGGTATTCCCCTGTGGAGTGCCGGGCCTTTCTCTGTTTCCAACCTACTGAAAAGAGTGTGTGCGTGAACGTGAGACTAGGCCCGGATGCCGGTCCGGCACTGGGGGACATTCGGGCGCTCGGGCCTGGTGATGCTGTCTGGCTCAGCGCTGGCGTGCAACAGCGACCGGACTGGGGGCGCTATCTCGACGCGCTGTCTGGGGCGATCACCCGGGGTGCGGAGGTTCGCTGGCTATGAAGGCGTGTCGACTATGCGGGCGGGAGAGACCCGCTACCGAATACGTGAACTCAAAGGGCAAGCCATCGAGCACCTGCACGGCATGCCGTAAGAAGCTCGCAGCGAAGCACCGCCGCAACTACTACGCGAAGCTACCGCCGGACAAGCGGCACACGCTGACTCACAAGCGGCGCGCCGAGGATTACGGCGTGGAGCACGTCGCCTACTCCCGTACGGAGATCTTTAAGCGCTGGCACAACGCGTGTGCGTACTGCGGGAGTTGGGCCACGCACCTAGACCATGTCGAGCCGCTGAGCCGTGGTGGGGCTGACGTCGAATCCAACATGGTTCCGGCCTGCGCCCCGTGCAACTTGTCCAAGGGGGCTAAGACGCTGGCGGAGTGGTCGGAAACCTTCGGGCCCGAGCCCCCGCCGTTCTGACGCAGGTAACCGACTCGCTAGCACCCCTCCGGAGACAGTTTGAAGGGACACAGCGCATGAACGTGCAAGACATCCTGGCCCGGTTTGAAGACGTCAGCGAAACCCACGATGGCTACCTAGCTCGCTGCCCCGGGCATGGCGACACTCGCCCCTCGCTGCGCATCTGGATTGGCGATGACCACAAGGTTCGGCTTGCCTGCCGCGCCATGTGCAAGAACGACGACGTAGTCAAGGCTGCGGGGCTCCGCTGGCCTGATCTGTTCAACGTGGAAGGGGACGCCGTAACCGTGCCTAAGGAGCGTCCGCAGCTTGTCAGCATCGGCGCGATTGCCACCCTGCGCATGTGGCTGGACTCGCTTCCGGTGGGGGATGGGTCGTATGCCGAGGGCCGGTTTGGGATCACACCGGATGCCGCCGAGCGTCTCGGGCTCCGCTGGGCCGCACCTTCCCCCGATGGCCCCTCGTTCATCCCGTCATCGTTCGCCCGTTTCCCGCGCCTGGTGGTGCCGCTGAACGGGTTCGATGGGGTTGCCCGGGGTGCACAGGGGCGTGACCTCAGCGGGCAGTGCCCCGGCCGGTGGATCTCGCTTTCCAACCCCCAGGGGCAGCGCTGGGCCCCCTACGGCGTGTTCAGGGGAGAGGCCGGATACGGCGTCACCCTGGTAACCGAGGGCCCCGGAGATGGGCTCACCGCTGCTGCCGTGGGCTATGACGCTGTCGCTGTCCGGGGTGCCTCGCTGGCGTCATCTCCGGAGCTGATAGCCGAGCTGGCCGAGGGTCTGCGCGGTACTCAGGTGATCGTCGCTGGCGACAACGACACTGCGGGACAGACGTTCAGTCGTCGACTCGCCGAGGGGCTGGCCGAGCACGGTATCGACGTCTACACGCTGGCCATTCCGCACGCTGGGGATGACCTGACCGATTGGCGCGAGCGTGACCCGTCCGGGTTTGCTGCCGCTCTTCACCGCGCTGTCAAGTCGGCTACGCCCGTCAAGATGCACGCTGAGGCCGAGGCAGCAACCGTGTCCGCTGAACTCAGCGAGGCAACCGGCGCCGATGTCGTGAGCCGTGACCAGGGCGCGGAGGCTGCGCGCGTCATCGCTGGCCTGATCGAGCGCTACGGCGAGTCTGACGCCATGAACGCGCATGCACTGGTGGCGTGGACGGACGGACGTATCAAGTTTGCCCCCGGGCTCGGTTTCTACGTGTGGGACGGGCGTGTCTGGCAGCGTGACGGGTCGGGCACCCTCGTGCGCCAAGAGATCCACCGCATGGGCGCCGCACTGACGCTTGCCGGGAAGCTAGACCAGGCCAAGCCGTTCCTTATGACCACGCGCATAGACGCGCTGATGACTGAACTGCGCTCCGTCCCGAGCGTGTACGTGGAAGCTGCCAAGTTTGACGCGGCCCCTGATCTGCTGTCGTTCCGTAACGGCACCGTGGAACTCCGAACCGGCAAACTCCGCCCGCATGACAAGCGGGACATGATGACTTACGCGCTGGACATCAACTTTCGGGCCGATGCCCCCGCGCCTCGCTGGGAGTCGTTCATGGGCGAGATCTTCCCGGACATGCCCGAGATGGTTCCTTACATGCAGCGCATGTTGGGGTACGGAATCAGCGGCTACACGGACGAACAGTGTTTCTGTGTGCTGTGGGGCAAGGGGGCGAACGGCAAGTCTGTCCTTACCGACACGCTGACGGCCGTGTTCCGGACGATCTCGACGACAACCCCGTTTGCGACGTTCGAGGATAAGGCTTCCGGTGGCATTCCCAACGACCTTGCAGCACTGAGGGGTTCGCGTCTGGTCATGGCGTCTGAGGGGGAGTCGGGGCGCCCCATGTCTGAGGCTGTCCTCAAGCGCGTGACGGGTAAAGACGAGATTGCGGCCCGGTTCTTGCGCCAAGAATTCTTCACGTTCCGCCCGACGTTTCTGCTGATGCTGGCGACCAACCACAAGCCGAAATTTCGCGGCCAGGATGACGGACTTTGGCGCCGAGTCAAGATGATTCCGTTCAAGCGGTTTTTTGCCCCCAGCGAGCGGGATCACAACCTTGACCGGAAGCTACTGGCCGAGGCCGAGGGTATTGCGGCCTGGTGTGTTCGCGGGGCGGTGGCCTGGTTCGCCGACGGGTTGCAGGATCCGGCGTACATCAGCGCTGCCACCGACGAGTACAAAGCCACGTCTGACACGCTGGCCGGTTTCTTCCCCGGCGTGCTTGAGGCGGACGACAGTGCGCGGATCAACGGCGCTGACGCGTACAACCAATACCGCGAGTGGTGCGAGGCGGAGGGACTCCAGTCCAAAGAGGTCTGGTCTCGGAAGCTGTTTTACAGCGCCATGGAAGAGCGCGGTATCCAGCGAGTGAGGGTCGCTAAGGGTATGGCCCTGGTAGGTATCCGACTCGCTAGGGCGGAAGTGAAGCCAACGGGTCCGGGCATCTTCGCCCAGGACTGACACAAGCGCGCGAGCGCACATAGCAGCGGAACGGGTCACCTACTGGAAAGAGTGGGTGGCCCGTTCACGTGAGAGGGGTGCACGTGCGCATCTACCCGTACCAGGTTGCCGGGCAAGACGTCACCGTGAAGGTTCCGGAGACCCGCCAGGATCTCGAAGAATTCAGGGCATGGATCATGGACGCGAACACTCGCGGACCGATCGCGCTGGACACCGAGACAACGGGTCTCGACATCTACAGCGACACCTACCGTCTGCGCACCGTTCAGTTCGGCGACGCGCGGACCGGGTGGGTTATCCACTGGGAACGTGGCGGTGAGTTCGTCCACTACGCGGAACGTGCGCTCGACTACGTGAACCGGTTCCTGATTCACAACGCCCCCTTCGATTGGTGCGTGCTCGACCGGCACACGCGAGAGAGCATCGAGAGTCTCGCCCCGCGCACCACGGACACGCGCCTACTCGCTGGCCTGATTGATCCGCGCCAGCCCCAGGAAGGTGGGCGCGGCACCGCACTGAAGCCGTTGTGTGCCTGGTACGTGGACCCGTCCGCGCCGGACACCCAAGGGGACCTGACAGCGGTGTTCCGGTCCCTCAAGCTCACCAAGGAAACCGGGTGGGCCGGTATCCCGCTGGACCACCCCACCTACAACCTGTACGCGGGTCTTGACGTCATCCTCACTGCCCGACTGGAACCGGCACTCCGCGCGGAGCTGGAAATGCTCAGCGTGTCCGCGAAGCTGGTGCAGTACGAGCATGAGCTAGCCCGTATCTGCTCGATCATGCAGCGGCGCGGCCTGGTGCTCGATGTCGACTACACGCGTCAGCTTCAGTCCCAACTGATGCACGATGAACTGGAGTTCACGGGTGTAGCCGCTCGCTACGGTGTGGCCAACGTGAACGCGCCTAAGCAGATCGCCGAGGCACTGGCCGGTATGGGGGAGACCCTCAGCGAACGGACGGCGAGCGGAAACGTCAAGGTCGATAAGGCAGTGCTTCACCGGCTCGCCGATTTGGACTTTGCATCTGGCGAGCCCCTGGGGAGCCGTACGCCGAACCCGCTCGCTGAGGCAATCCTCAAGAGCAAGCGCGCCGGTAAGTGGCGTTCCTCGTACGCTGACACGTTCCTTGAAACGGTCGACTCAGACGGCCGGGTGCACTGTTTCATCAACTCAATGCGTGCACGCACGGGGCGCATGTCCATCACGCGGCCTGCGCTGCAAACGCTCCCGTCGCGGGATCAGATGATTCGCCGGGCGCTACTGGCCGAACCTGGTCACGTCATGGTGTCGACCGACTTCAAAGCCGTGGAACTGCGCGTGCTCGCTGCTATCGGCGACGTCAAGCGCATGAAACAGGCGATAGCCCAGGGTGCCGACCTACACGCGTTCACGGCGTCTATGGTCTACGGTCCCGACTTCACCAAGGATCAGCGCGAGAACTCAAAGAAGATGGCATTCGGGACCGTGTACGGGGGAGGGCTGGCAGCGCTTGAGCGGCAGACAGGTGCACCCCGGGCGGAGCTTGAGGCAGCGCTAGGGGCGTTCCACCGGGCCTACCCGGAGATCAAGCGCATGTCTAACCGGATGCAGCGCGAGGCGTACGAGACAGGCATGGTCCACGTGTCGGTCACGGGTCGGCGCCTGCCCCTGGATCGCCACCGGACGTACGCCGTCATCAACTACGCGGTGCAGAGTGCCGCGCGGGATGTGCTCGGGCAATCGCTACTCAACATTGAGGAAGCCGGGTTGCTCGACACGATGCGCCTGCCGATCCATGACGAAGTGCTTGCGAGTGTTCCGGCCGCTGAGGCTGCGGACTACGCACGGGAGATTGAGCGATGCATGACGTTCGATCTGTTCGGCGTACCCATTGAGGCCGAGGCGGAGATTGGCAAGCGCTCTTGGGGGTCACTGTACGGAGCTGCCGTGTGACTCTGCGCCTACCTACTGAAAAGAGTAGGTGTCGGGTGGGTCACATGCCGGAACTTCTTACCGCGCGGTAGCTGACGGGGTGACCAGTGTTCGAACCTGCAAATCCTCGGTAACCCCGTCGTTACCAAAGGGTCTCGCCTATCAATCTTAGGGATGAGACCCCGTTACACCTTCGAAATCGCTACAACCTAGATACGGCACCGTGGGTCTCTACGGGGGCAAGGGTCGATTGCATATGCCAGCGGCCACGCCTAAGTTCTGAGCCATCGCCGCAGCAAACCGGGAGGGAACCCCAATGAACGCCACCGCCACCATCACGCTTGCCGACATCACCGCCGCTCAGAACAACGACCTTGAGGCAACCGCGCTCATCCTTGAGGCCACCGAATCCCGCGTGATGACCCTTGCGAACCGCGCTGCCTACCGCATGAACGCGACCGGTGACGCGCTGGACAACTATCGCGACGAGTACGCCCAGGTTGCCCGGATCGCCGTGTGGGAGGCGCTTCCCCGGTTTGACGCTGACAGCGTGGATGCGTTCTTCGGGTTCATGTACGCCACCATTGAGGCGAAGCTGCTGGATGCTGTCCGTCACGACCGCAACGGCGCCGCTGGTGTCGACAAGGATGCAATCAAGGCGTTCGCGTCGGTGCTTGAGGCTGCGGACGGCGACGTGTTCAAGGCTGAGAAGCTGGTGCAGGAACTCCCCAAGGGGAAGCGACTTGGTGCCGACCGGGCGAACGCTGCTCGCCTCTCTTGGCAGGGTTCCGTTTCCATCGACAAGGGCAGCGACGACAGCGAAGCCGGTTCCATCCTTCACACGCTGGCGAGCGACGATGACACCCCGGAGGTTGCCCGACCCAAGGTTGGTACGGGTGCGGCCCTTGAGGCGCTGACCGTTCTTCAGACCTACTCGACGGCATACGCGGCGCTCGCTGCACTGCCCACCACTGACGCTGACGTGGACGCCGTGGAAGACGCGCTGACCGTTCCCCGTGACCCCCAGGTTCGCCGGTACGTGCTCGACGCCGTGGCGATCCTCCGTAGCTACGTGTCGACCGTGGCTGACAGCGCGCTTGCCGATGACCTGCGGGACGTGTCGGACGACCGACGGGATGAGCGAGCCGAGCGCAACGACAACGTGACTGCATCTCTCGACAAGATGGGCAAGGGGCAGGCGGACACCCTGCGCCACTCGTTCGGCATCGGCGGTGTCGCTGACTTCGGGTGGGGCGATGGCTGCGACCTTGAGGGCATGGCCGAGTTTCTCGACATCACGTACCACAACGCCAAGACTCAGCGTTCTAAGGCCCGGCTTGCGTTCCCTAAGCACTGGATTGCCCTGGTGGCCACGTCTGAGGCGGACGCGCTTGAGTGGGCCGAGGCTGCGGCGAGCATGCGCAAGTCTGCCGGTCGCAAGTGAGTAAGGCATGTAGCAAGTGCGGAGAGGTCCAACCCCTCTCCGCCTATTGCCGAGACGCACGCAGGGCCGATGGCAGGCAGGCACGCTGTAAGGAGTGCAAGCGGTCCGCCCGGGATTATCAGGCCGAGGCGGAACCGCGACGCGAGTATCAGCGCAAGTGGCGTGCCGAATGGCGCAGGGATAACCCGGAGTTGGCACGCGAGCATTGGCGCAAGTATGAATCGACCAAACACGATTACCTCACACGGTGGCGGAAGACGCAGGACGCGTAGCAGGCAGCACGCAGGGCGCTCGTACCAGGACCGGTACGGGCGCTTTCGCCGTTCCGGGGCCACATACGACCGGTCAGCCATCTTCGCCGCCTACGGGGGCACCTGCGCCTACTGCGGGGCACCCGCCGAGCACCTAGACCACGTGCGGCCCATTAGTCGTGGGGGAGCGGACGCCGCGCACAACCTGTTGCCTGCCTGCGCACCCTGCAACCTGGGAAAGGGCGCGCTCACGCTCGCCGAATGGGTGCTCACCTGGGGCAGGTAACCGACTCGCTAGGGGCCAACAAGACAGCAGAACGCAACGCCGGGAGGCACACAGTGCGCACCTTCACCCTTCGCTCGGGCCACACCGTCACCACGCAGAACGCCGGTACGGGCCGCGTCGAATTCATCACCGCGAATGCCGCCGGTGAAGTCATCAGCAGCGTGACCCACTCGTTCGCCGAGTCTGTTCCGCTGCTCCGCAACCTGGGAGGACGTTGTGTCCGCTGAATTCAAGCCCCCGACGCTGACGGGTGTGGCTCAGCGAAAGGCCGAGGACATGGCCGACCGGGTGGACGCATGGAAGGTCGCCCGGAAGTTGCTCGACGACGACGAGAACGAGTGGAACGCCGAGCCTTTCGACGTTCTGCAACTCGCTAGCTTCCTGGCTGGCGAAACCTACGTCTAGCACATACTCATTTCAGTAGGAGAGAGCCCCATGCAGGTTGAGGTACTGGCGCGCACGGTCATTGATGAACAGGTGATGATTGACGCCTACGGCTACGACGCACACGGGTACAAGGGGGCGTCGTTTGCCTCGGCAGTCTTCCCCGAAGATGCTGACGCGCTGGGGGAGGCCGCCGGGCGGCTCTGTTACAAGTCGTTCAACCGGCCCAACCCCGCTACGGCGGAGAACGCCGGTTACATGGCCAACATCCTGGCCCAGGGGCACTACAGCGTGCTTGAGCATGCGTCCGTGACCTTCCTGGTACGCGGCGTGTCCCGCGCGCTGCTCGCTGAACTCTCGCGGCACCGGCACCTGAGTTTCTCCGTGGTGTCTCAGCGGTACGTGAACTACGCCGACACTGAGCCCGTCATGCCGCCCGCGATCAACCCGCGCACCACTGAGGCCCAGTGGGTACGTGACGCGTACGCCGAGAGTCTGGCCACGTATGAGGCACTGGTGACGCGCCTTACCGGCATCGGCCTCAAGCGCAAGCAGGCACGTGAGGCAGCGCGTGCGGTTCTGCCGAATGCTGCCCCGGTCGACATGGTGGTTACCGGCAACCTGCGGGCATGGCGTGACGTCCTCGGTAAGCGCTGGCACGTGGCCGCTGACGCCGAGATCCGCGAGTACGCCGGGCTGACGCTGGGCCACCTGCGGGAGATCGCCCCGAATTCGTTCCAGGATGTTCCTACGGCCCCGTACGGGAGTGACGAACAGTGCTGAATTACCACGTCCAGGGGCGCAATGCCCGTGCTGTCGCGCTGGCTGGCGTAGTCGCTATGGGGGCGCTGCTGCTGACTGGCTGCGAAGACGGCCCCGAATGTCTCGACTACCACACGCAGGTTGTGCCCCATACCACCATCGTGGGCGGCAAGTTGGTTTCCGGAACGTCCATCGTGACCACCTGCGTGAAGTACGCGGATGAGGGGGAAAGCAAGTGAAGTTCTTCGAGTTTCGACAGAACAACACCGGTGGCAGTTTCGAATTCGACGCTGACGCCGGTATATCGGTACACGTGATCATTGAGGCTGACGGCGGGGAAGACGCTAACCGGCGAGCCAAGTTGATCGGTCTCTATTTCGACGGGGTGGACGAGGGGCAAGACTGCCCGTGTTGCGGCGACCGCTGGTATGGGGCGTGGGTGTCCGAAGGTACGGATACGCCCATGATCTACCGCACGCCGGTTCAGGACGTTGTCTTTGATGGGGATTGGTCTGAGGGGCACGCAACACGGTGGATGAGTGGGGATTCGCCTGAGGTATACGTTCACTTTGCGAACGGCACCGTTCAGGGGTACGGCTTTGATGTGAAGGTGCTTGCGTGATCGGCTGGATTGAGGACGACGACGCGTGCCTGTACTGCGGGGGCAGGCGATGCATCAACGACGACAGCGAGGATGACGAGTGAAGCCGGTGTTCTTTGGGGCATCCTGGTGCGCCCCCTGTAAGAAGACTTACCCCCACTTTCAGCGCGTGACCGGCGACGCTGGCGAATACGTGGACGTGGAGACTGGCGACAGTCGAGCGCTCGACATCCGGGCGGTTCCCACCATCCGCGTGTACGACGAGTACGGAGACGTGGTGGCCGAGCATCGGGGCGGGGCCACTGAGGCGCAGATACGGGCCCTGGTGGGTGCGTGAGCGATCGTCCTAGCTGGGATGAGTGGGGGCTCGCGCTAGCCGCTGTGGTTGCCACTCGGGCCGACTGCACACGGGCCCAGGTGGGGGCAGTGCTCGTGAACGACCGGAACCGGGTACGCAGCGTCGGTTACAACGGCCTGCTACCCGGGATCCCCGGTTGCGCTACCGCCGGTAACTGCCCCCGGGGAAGGCTGGACGTGGCCGAGTGCGCACGAGACAGCGACTACGCCAACTGCGCGGCAACTCACGCTGAACGCAACGCAATTGAGCATGCGGACCCTGCGGAGCTACCAGGGTCGACGCTGTACGTAACCCGCAAGCCTTGCCCGGCGTGCTCGACCCTGATCACTGCGGCGGGCATCAAGCGGGTGGTTGTGGCCTACTGAAATGAGTACGTGCTCCGGCACGGTGAAGGGTGCAGGGTGGTTCGCCTCAGATGGGCGGCGCGCAGGGGCCTCGCTCTCCCGTTAACTGCGTTTCTTCGCCTCTCTGCGTCCCTCACTGTGTCGGGGCCCGGCCGGTATGACCTGGGGTTATCGCTCTGGGTTATGCCGGCCGCTACTTTGCGTAAATAAAGGTGTAACGGCCATGCATATACGCGCCGAAGTCTCGCCCACCTACTCTTTTCAGTAGGGGGGTTGCGCACGGGGGAGCGGCCTGCGTAGAGTTCCACTCGTAAGCACAACAGCGAGCAGGGGAGCGGACATGAACATCACGGTGCGAATCGCAGGCGGACGCTACTACGGCCAGGTTCGCGACGGGAAGCGCCTGGTGTTCCACACCGCCGGGTACCTCACTGAGGCAATGGCGCTGGCAGATGCCCGCTGCTGGGTCGCGTTCAACGGAGAGGCAGACGTCATGATCAAGCCGGGCGACATGTTCGAGACTCGGAACAAGAGCCACCAGGTGGTCATCATCTCCGCTGGTGAGATGGAGGCGCGGATCAGGAACGCCAAGCAGCACGGCGTACAGGTCAGCCTCATGACCGGGGAGGGCGGGCGCGAGTACATCAACCTTCACATCGGCGGGTCGTCCTACGGCCGGTACATGCGGGTCGCGTAGGCAGGCGGGGGCCCTGGGCAATGAGCCTGGGGCCCCTATTTGTCCGACTTTGCAAGGGTCTGCGTGTGACCCGGCCCACATACTCTTTTTAGTAGGTGGTTGCGCGCACCCCTCCGTTGTGGGTAGTGTTCCTCTTGTCAGCGCAGGAAGCCCCGAAAGGAACCAAGACCATGGCCGGTAAGCGCCCCCAGAACAGCGGAAACCGATCCTCCGTCCGATTCGGCCCGATCGTCTCTCGCCGCCTCAAGGCCGCAGGGTTCAACATCAGCCCCGCCGCCCGGCGCTACACTCACCAGGGCATTTACGTCCGGGCCAACGAGAACCGGATTAGCGTCACAGTGGACACGGGCGCCAATGCGATTGAGATCGCCACGGAGATTGCCGCTGAGGTCGCCGGGTGGGGCTTCCTGGCCGAGGCCACCAAGGGGGAGCACAACGGCGAGCACTGGGCCACGGTGCATTTCACCTACAGCGCCTGACGGTGAGGCCCCCGGGGGAGACCCTGGGGGCCAACCCACATACTCTTTTCAGTAGGTGGTTGCGCTGACCCCTGCACTGTGGGTAGAGTTCTACTCGTAAGCACGACGGCGACAAGGGAGACACCAAATGTTCAAGCTCAAGACCCGGAAGAACGCGAACGGCACCTACAGCTGGGCGATCACCGGCCCGGACATCCTCAAGCCCTACTGGGAGGCCACGGAGGCTCGGAGCCCCTGGGGCGCGAGGGTGCAGGGGATGCCCTACCTCAAGGCCGAGAACGAGGCGGCCGAGTGGCTGGCAGCGAGTGGGTGGAAGAACTGGGAGCCCACCCCGATCTCCGTCCCGCACCTGGTCTGACAAGGGGGGCCCTCCGGGGCCCTTTCCCTTTGCCCTGGCTTGTGAACTAGTTCCATGCGTGGGCGATACATCTATCTTTGGCCTCAGGCTCAATGCATGGGCGCTACATCTATCTTTGGGCCCCTGGGCACATACTCTTTTCAGTAGGTGGTTGCGCGAGCCCCGGTCGTGTGGGTAGAGTTCCACTCGTAAGCGCAACGGAGCACAGGGGAGATGACATGTACACGGTCAAGGCGAACCGCACCACGGCCCACATCGCAGGGATTGAGGCCCGCACCACGGGTGGCGAGTTCACCTACACGCAGAGCGCCTGCGGCACCCTGACCCGTAGCCGTCTGGCCCCCGTCGCGCAGTTCGAGACCCTGACCGAGGCGCTGGCGTTCGTGAAGGCGTCCGGCCGTAAGGTCTGCAAGAACTGCCAGAACGCCGCCGAGGCCGCCCTGAGCGCCCCGCAGGCCGAGGAAGCCCCGGAGGTCCAGGAAGAGTCTGCCGAGCCCGTAGCGGCCACTGTGGAGGCGCTGGCGGCCCAGGGTGTCGAGATCGTCTCGGTGCACAGCGGAGCGACTGTCACCTACCGCCCGACGCTGGCCGACCCTGCGTGCCCCTGGGTAGACGCTGACGGGTACCGGGCGCCGAGCAGCGAAGTACGGGCCGCGCGCTGAGTCCCTAGCCCCTGGCGAAAGCCGGGGGCATCTTTGTGTCTCGGGGAAGATGCATGGGCGCTACATCTATCTTTGGTTACGGGGCCAATGTCCGTTTCGGTGTGGTGTGGGTCACCCTGGGGGATGAGGCGCCCCACGGTTGTAGACCCAACGGTTGAGAGTTAAAGCTCTCCACACAATCCCCACGACTGATGGAGCGAGCCATTCCGGTTGGGAGACTTTGGGCATGCCAACCGCACCGTACGCAGTGGAAATCACGGTCACGGTGCCCGTACCCACCATGGACGGGCGCCCTGAATACCGGTCCTGTCCGCAACTAGAAGAGCTGTCCTCCGTCGACTACATAGACAGCTGGTCAGACCTCCGGACCCTCATCAAGGCCCATGGTGGTGCTGCCGCTGAGGTCATCCGGATGAACGCCCGAGTGCCCTACCGCACCTTCAGACTCAGCGCCCGTGGAGTGCTGTCCCGGCGCCTACTGGGAGTCTCAGAGTGGAGTCGGTCAACGGCGACCGGCCGCTACACCCCGGCGATGCTGTGGACGGCCGAGGGGCTGTTCGAGCTGAACCCCTGGGGGAGTGGGCCGGTTGTGCCGCTCACCGGCCTGAGCCACGTAGAGCCCCGCCGCAAGGGGCACCACCCGATGTAGACGGCATGTGAACGTCGTGCAAAGATCTCGGAGTCTGACATTCCGCTTACGTGGGGGCCACCACCATGTTCCGCCGCCTTGCCGTACCCGCTGTAGTCACCGCAGGGGCGTTCACCCTTATGTCCGCCGTTGCTTTCTCGTCCCCGGAGCACACAGCGCGCACGGAGCCCCAACCCCGTTCCACCCCCGACGCGGCAACCCCCGCTGTCCCCGAACCGGCCGACGCGCCCACCCAACGCGCTGAGAGCCCCATAGAGAGCCCGACCGGCACTCTCCGCCCCGATTCCCCGTCCCCGGCCCCCAAGACGTCTGAGAGCCCATCTGAGGCCCCCTCAGTCACCCCGTCCGCCGAGCCGTCCAAGACGCCCCACAAGGGCAAGCACCGCAAGACGGCGAAGCATGCAAAGTCCATGCTCCGCAAGGGGCTTGAGAAAGTCGTCCCCGGGCTGGACAAGATCCCTGATTGGGCGCTGCCCATCGTGTCCGACGCCGACAAGCACAAGGCTCCGGGCACCACCATTGACGTGCACATTGACAAGCACGGAAATCTCGTAATCAAGGCCAAGTTGCAGAACGAGCCCCACGGGTTCCTCAGTATCGGATTCCGCACTGCCCCGGCCATTGATGACACCGTTTGGGTGCGCATCGTCGTCCAGGACCCAACTGAGGCGACCGAGGAAACCCCCACCACCATTACCGTCACTGCCACCGACCCCGTGACAGATGAAGTCAGCACCGCCACAGCGGAAGTCACCGCCCCCGAAGATGTCGCCGACACGGTGACCGAAACCATTGACGACGCCACGGCCGAAGCCTCGGCGAACGTCTAATCAAACAGCCCCGCAATGGCCCGGGTTGGGTCGCTGTGGGGCTGTTCTGCGCCGTGGGAGATCTCTACCATTAGCCCCATGAGGCGATACGTAGTGACGACGACACCTGATCAGCGCCGGTGGGGGATCCTGGATCTCCACTGGTACGGCTACTGCACCCTGCCGGACGGGAACGGCAACTTCCTGCCCCTGGAATGGAACACCCGCCAAGGGGCGGAAGCATGGCTGTACAAATGCCGGGTTGCATGGGGCAAGGACCTGGTACCCGCGCCCGCAGACTGGCAGGCGTTCAAGCCGGAACCGTCACCCTGGGATGCGGCGTACTACAACCGCTGAGAGCCCGGGGGTGCTCAAGGGGTGACAGGTTCGTGGGAAAGCGACTACCCTTGAGGCATGAGCAGCAACCTGAAAAGCGCAATCGCCGTAGCCACGGGCCAGACTGGTCACGTGGCTGTTTACATTCGCCTCAGCCGCGAGACCCTCGAATCAGCCTCAGTCGACACACAGCGCGCCGCAGCACGCGCATGGATCGCCCAGAGTGACTACCGGGACTTCCCTGTAGTCGAGTACGTGGACTCCGGCGTATCCGGCGCGAAGCCCCTAGAAGAGCGTAAGCGTATGCGCGAGCTGATGGCCTCCAATCCCTCAGTGGTCGTCGCGTGGAAGCAGGACCGGTACGCACGCAGCGTCTCAGAGTTCCTGCGTCTGGTGGCGTGGGCCGAGGCGCACAACGTCGCGCTTGCCACGACCGATAACCAACTGAATACCGGCACATCCCACGGGCGCATGGTCGCCACGATCCTGGCCACCCTCGCAGCGTGGGAACGCGAGATGATCGCTGCCCGCATCACGGAAGGCCAAGCCACCCGACGCGCGCAAGGCCGATGGGTTTCCGGCTCCGCCCCTCACGGATTCGAGATCGAGCGCAAGGACGGCGCTGCCTATCTCAAGTGGGGCGCAAACCATGACAGCCTGCGGAGCGGCATTGAGGATCTGCTGTCGACGGGCACTGTGGCTAGCTCAGCGCGCATTGTCGGCATAGGTGAGCGCCAATGGCGCCGCATGCTTACCAATGGCATTCTGCGCGGGCATTTCAGCACCAAGGGCGAACTAGTTCTCGACGCCGACGGGATTACCCCCGTGCAATTCGTGGAGCCCACCATCAATGCCGCTGAGGCAAAGCACATCCGTGAGCGGCTCAATGCGCTGGCCATTGGTAAAGAGCGCGCCCCGCGCCAAGCAACGCCCCTGGTATCCGGTGGACTGGGCTCGTGCAGCAAATGCACGTTCAACCTGAACGGCGGAAAAAGTCGCCAAGGGGTGAACCGCTACCGCTGCAAGAAGGGGTGCTCGACGATCACAGCGAGCATCCTTGACGAAAGGATTGAGGCGGAGTTCCTGGCGCGCTGGGGCGGGTTCGCTGAGTACGTGGTCAGGTTCGAGGGTGGCAACGACCTGTCAGACCAGATGATCGAGGCTCAGGAGCGAGCGGAGCGGCTCACATCAAAGATGGCATCGGCCGGACCGCTCATGCTGGCAAGCCTTGAGAAGCACGCCGCAGACCTTGAGGCCGCGTACGCCGCTCTAAAGGACGCGCACGACCCGAACGTACGGGAAGTGCTAGAGCCCACCGGTAGGACTCTGGGGGAGGCATGGGGGGCCGCAGACAGGGCAGGTAGGACCGCACTACTGAACGACGTGGGATTGCACGTGGTGCTGCTGCCCAGGGGTACGGCGGATCGTCTCGACATCACATGGGCGATTGGCGGGGATGATCAGGCGCTCATTGACGGGCTGACCGAATTGGAGGCAGTACGGTGAGCAACCGAACATGCTGGGGCTGCAAGGCCGATAAGCCGATGGACGCGTTCCCGCTGGACCCCCACACTCCGAACGGCTACGGCTACCACTGCAAGGCGTGCAAGGCAGCAGCGAGCAAGGCCCGGCGCAAGAACATTCCCGCCGAGGACAAAGCCGAGGCCATGCGGGCATACCGCGCGGGCATGCGCAAGGATCGCTGTGCACTCTGCTCGGGCCCGATCGCGGGGCACGGCATCTGTGATCGCTGCGCGGACGCTGTGGAAGTGCTCGGCGGGCTGGACGGGTTGAAACAGGCAGTGCGCACGATGAAGTACCTGAACGAGTGACCTAGGTCACGCTAGGCAGTAACGCTAAGGGCTCCGAGATATCACAGGATGGTAACGCCTGTGGATAACCCGGGGCCCTTTGTGGTGCAGCGGCCCGGTGGCGTGTAGCCGCCCCAAGATCCAAGAACAGCGACCGAGGCTCTGACCAGGGGTTTGTGTAGAAGTGTATTTGGTGTACCCGAATCACATATCTCTATAGACATCTCTAAGGGATACCGGGATCGCATGCACCACGTACACAAATACATCGGGCCGTTCGCGCCCCTTGCGCTGTCCTGGTAACCGGCACGCTAGGTAACCGAATCGCTAGATATATGTGAGGGGGTTAGCGTCCCGCGCACGAACTAAAAGATACGGCGGACCGAGGATGCCGACCCCCTCACAGCTTGCCCCGGTGGCTCCCATGACTCTCTCCCATGGTCGAGCACTGGGGCAATGCTTCGCATGCAGTGTGGTGACTATTGGCGTGGTCATCGGGGACTTAAAGCGCCCCTAACCTCCGTGAGGGGGTGCCGGTTCGATTCCGGATCATGCGAAGCGCGACAGGGTAGCTCAGCGGTAGAGCGCCGGACTCATGATCCGGAGGGCGGGGGTTCGAATCCCTCACTTGTCACTGGTGCCGAAAATAGACCTTGACCGGTCGACGATACGCACCCTGGGTGAACACCGGCCCTAACCCCTTGGCTAGTCACCTATGGGACGGGAAGCTAGTAACCCTCAATGATCAGTAGCTCAGATGGTAGAGCAGCGGCCTGTTAAGCCGTGTGTCGCAGGTTCGATACCTGCCTGATCAGCGAGCGCGTTGTGATTGGCTAAATCACTGTGACCCACATATGCCGGGGTGGGAAGCGCGCATCACCCGCTGATGGTGGAACGGAAGACACGCTGCGCTTAGAACGCAGTGCCTTACGGCGTGGGGGTTCGAATCCCTCTCAGCGGACGACGCTTACGTGCGCTCACGCGTGCGCTGGCGTTGCTAGTGGATATGGCTCAGCTTGGACTAGAGCGCTCGGTTTGGGACCGAGAGGGCGCAGGTTCGAATCCTGCTATCCGCACCTACTGAAAAGAGTAGGGCCCCGGTCGAGTGACCAGGGCCCAGTTTGCTAGCGGACGATCCATCTTCCCGTTGTCTTGTCCGCGTCTACGCTGCCCGATGCGGTGGCGATGCTGCTGTGTCCCCTCGCTGTAATGGGCATGGGCTGTTCGCCTGCCGCCTCAAGTGCGTTCAGGATGGCAGCTAGGGCGGCTAGAAGCTGTTCGTTGGTGTCCATGAGCGGGAGGCTAGCGCACGATGGCTAGGCGCGCAATGAGTGTGTGCTCGACCCCGGGCTGTCCTGAGCTCACCGAGGGTGGGCGCTGTAGGGGCTGTCAGGAGCGTGCCCAGGTGCTCAGGCGTGCGTCTAGGCGTAAGCCCTATGACGGTAAGGCTTGGCGTACTACCAGGCTGGCATACCTGAGAGCTAACCCATACTGCGAGTGCGATGAGTGCATGACGCTGTCTCCCTTGCTTAGGCCAGTAGCTACTGAGGTCAACCATAGGGATGGGCTCGGGCCTCTTGGTCCACGTGGTCATGACTGGACGAACCTACAGGCGATGACTAAGGCTCATCACTCGCGCGTAACAGCACGTGAACAACCTGGTGGATGGAACGATCGCAACGCGTGACGCACCCTATGTCCGTTTTGGGTGGGGGTGGGTTAAATCGACCTAGGGGACATAGAGCGCGGGGGAGGGCGCTGCCTGGTCTGCCCGGTTCAAAGACCTTGATCAAACTACACAGCGTGCGCGAAGGAGGTGACCCAACGTGGCGAGAGGCGGAGCACGTCCTAACTCCGGGCCAGTGCCGACGAGCAAGGATCGGAGCCATAAGGCAAAGCCGGATCGAGCGGACTGGGTCACCCTTCCCGCTGAGGGTCGCGAGGGTGCGCTACCTGCGTTCCCCCTGATCGATCCCACCGACCGCGAGTATGAGCTGTGGGAGCGGCTGTGGGAGACCCCGCAGGCCGCGCAGTGGGAGGTCATGGGGCTTGAGTTTGAGGTCGCCGCGTACGTGCGCCTACTCGCCCGCGCAGAGCTGCCTAAGTCGTCGTCGCTGATCTGGTCTCAGGTGAAAATGCACGGCGAATCGCTGGGGCTCACCGCGAATGGGATGCTGCGAAACAAGTGGGTTGTTGGTTCCGGTGGGCTGGATGCCGCCGGGGATGACGCTGCCCCGGTCGCTGGCATTACCTCAATCGCTGACCGGTTGAGGGTGGCCCGTGGTTAACCTGGTGGACGCCGAGCGCGTCATGCTCGTAACGCTGGAATGGATTCAGCAACACGCCGTTATCCCCGATGGCTTTCGC